CTTACGTCGAGATTGGTGATTTTGACGACCATCGAGACGACAAAACCTGCGTATCCGGCCGGCTTATTTACGTGACGATTCACGTCTGGACGAAAGCACCGGCTGGTAGCAGCCGTGTGGAGGCCAGCAGGATCGCGCGGGCCGTAGAAGGTGCGCTCACTGATGCCAGCCTGACGATGCAGTCATATAGGCTCGTTTCGTTGGACCACAACCGAACGCAGATTTTCAAAGATCTGGACGGCGCCCATCTACACGGCGTCGTCGAGTTTACCGCCAGGACAGAACGCCTGTCCTAGCCCACATCCCCAAACAATCAGTTCAACCGCAGCCCGCCATTTCGGCAGGCTTTTTTATTGAAAGGCCATAAAATGGCTGATGGACAGCAAATCGGTCGCCTTCTCCTCATTCAGATTGGCGATGGCGCAACTCCCGAAGTTTTCACGAACCTCTGTGGATTGCAGACCCGTTCGTTCAATATGTCGGCAAACTCCGTCGATACCACGATCCCAGATTGCCAGAATCCCGGTGCAACGCCGCAGAAGACTGGCGTGCCTGGTATCAAGCAGCGCACATTTACCGGCTCCGGTAAGTTCGTGGCGGGTGCGAATTCCGCCTACTTCATCGGCAAGGTGAACGACGCTGCGATTTTCAACGCGATCGTAATTGTTCCTGGCCTTGGCTCATATGAAGGCCCGTGGTTCGTGACGGACTTTGAATTCTCCGGCGAGCAGGAAGGCAATATGGACTTCAGCGCTACCTTCGAAGCAGCAGGTCCGCTGACTTTCGAAGCTGAGGTATAACATGGAGCTTCCGGTTAACGGAGCTCGCGGCGAAGTCGGCGTCACTATCGGTGGCGTCGAAATCGTCCTCGCGGCAACAATGAAGGGCTTGGCAGCGGTTTCGACCGATCTTGGCTGCAAGTCTATGAACGACCTGTTCACGCTGCTGTCGGAAACCGAGATCAACGCGGCTATGGCAGGCATTCGTCATCTTACCATTCGGGGCGATGCTGCCGCAGCGATCGAGCGATTGAATTTGAGCCATTTCGCTTCGCTCTCCACGGCATTTCAGGCTGCGCTAGCGCACCATTTTCAGGGCGACTCGGGAAACGGAAAGGCCAAGGGAAAAGCGTAGCTGCCGATTTCCCTTGGCTGGCGTGGCAGCAGGCAGCTTTCGGAATCCTTAGATGGACGCCGAAAACATTCTGGAACTCGTCTCTGACGGAGTTCCTTGCCGCTCTTGATGGCTTCACGGAAGCCCGAGGCGGGAAGAAAAACGCAGAGCCACCGACCGACGCGCAGATGGATGATCTGCTCAAGAAATACGGAAAACCCAAGAAGCCCGCCTAGTGCGGGCTTTTTCTTTTTATGGAGAGCCGCGTGGCCGAAGAAAACACCGATATTATTCTATCCATTTCCTCGGATGTCGCATCGATGCGACGTGCGCAGAAGCGAATGGAAGAAATGCTGAACTCTATGGGCAGGAGTTCCGACAGCGCCTTCAATAAAATAGCAGACCGGGCCAATGCCGATATGCGCCGCATTGAGGAGGGCGCAATCAAGCTTCGCCGCCAGCTCGACGCGACATTCCAGAAATCGTTCGGCGGCAGCTTAAATAAAGGACTGGCTGCGGTCGGCTCCGTCTTGGGTACAAACGAGGTCCGCAAGTACGCAGACCAATGGACGACTGCCGAAAACATGTTGAAGGCAGCGACCGCTGCCACCGGCATGCAGACGCGCTCGTTAAAGGAGTTGCGTTCTGGGGCAGACGACGCTCGCGTGTCCGTCGAGGATTACGTTGATCTTTACGCGCGCATGGTGCGGTCTGCGTCAGGTGTTGCCAAGTCCGAAAACGAAATCGCTCTGGCTACCAATCTCGTTTCCAAGGCGTTCAAGGCCGGCGGCGCGTCTGCGCAGGAACAGGCGGCTGGTATTCTCCAGCTCGGCCAGGCACTCGGCAGTGGCGTTCTGCAGGGTGACGAGCTACGCTCGCTGCGCGAAAATGCGCCCATTGTTGCCAAGGCCATCGCGGATGAGTTCGGCGTTACCGTTGCTAAGCTGAAAGATCTCGGCGCGGAAGGCAAACTCACGTCTGACCGCGTGTTTAGAGCGATCATCAACGCGCAAAAGACGATCGAAGCGCAGTTCGCGGCAACGAATGCGACCATTGGCGATGGTATGACGGCGATCAACAATGCGATGTTGCAATACATAGGTACGGCCGGTGATATGACCGGAATTTCGGCCACCGTATCGCGCGCCTTGATTCTGATTTCGCAGAATTTCGACCAGGTAGCGGATGCAGGCATGCAGCTGGCCGCGGTTCTGGCCGGTGTGCTCGTCGGTCGGTCTTTGGGCGGCATGATCCGGACGCTTGGAACCACGACAGCGGCTCTCGTTAAGTTCCATCAAGCGGCGAAGGCCGCGCAGGGCGCTATGGGCCTTGTGCAGGCTATGGGCGGTCTCGGAGCGGCAGCTGGCCCGCTTGGCGCTATTATTGGTGGTGCGCTTGTGCTGGCCGTTGGTAACTATACCGTCAGCGCCATGGCCGCGCAGAAAAACTCAGACTCTCTCCGCGCGGAAATGGAAAAGCTCGGGCTGGTTGCGCCGAAGGCTGCTGACGGGATCGATAAAGCGGCTGAGTCACTGGACAAGCTGGCCGACCCTGAAAAGGTGCGGAAGCTTAAAAATATCGCCAGTGAGCTGGGGCGGCTGCGGAAGGGGGATTTCGGTAGCCGTCTTCTCGGTCGAGGCGACGATCTGGACGCATTGTCGATTGAAGCGATGCTTCCCGTACGCGGTGGTGACGGCGTTTTTCAGATGTCGGATTCGGATAAATCGGCACGCAAAGAAAGTGCAGCAATCATTGCCGATTTCCAGCAGTTCAAAATCAGCGCCGACGAGGCTCGAAAAAAGCTGGCTGCGATTAATCAACAGCCAGTCAGTGATGGTGTTGTCGATCTCAATCGGCGCGTAACGGAAACGGTCAACACGATGGCCGGCCTGCAAGCCATGTCTACACGGCTGGGAGAAATGCCAGGAGTTGAAGAGGCTACGGTTAAGGTCTCTGAGCTACGCGATCAGATTGAAACACTGCGTCAATCGGAAGTTATCGACGATCATCAGAAGCAGCAATTGGAAGAAATCATCGACCAATTTTTGCAAACCAAAATCGGTGCTGGCGACGCGATCAATGCGATCAATGCATTGTCGAATGCAAATCCGAGCATTGCCGGTTTCCTTGATACAATGGCACAGGCTATCGCGACGCTCGGCAATGTTCGCGAAGCTGCGATTGCTGCCCGCAAGGCTATGGCCGCTGCCTACCCGGTTGGCGTTCCAGACGAAGCCAAGGCAACAAGCTCCGCGAACGATCCATATATCCTCCAGCGGAAAAAAGCGAATGCTGCAGCCGCCGACTTCGAGAAAAACGCCACCCGGCGAGCTGGCCTGACGAAAACACAACTTGAGCTTGAAACCAAACTCGCGGATGTCCGCAAGCGCCTACAGGCCGAGGGAGTTACGACGCCCGACGAAGCTATGGTCAAGCGCATCGCTGACGCCGAACTGGCTGGTGAAAAGGCTCGATCCAAGGAAGGCAAAAAGCCGAAGGACGTTAAGAAGTCCACCGACCAGAAGATCGACTCCGACATTCAAGCCGTCAAGGACCGCACCGAAGCGTTGCGCCTCGAGGCCGAAATGGTCGGCAAGTCGACGGCTGAACAAGAAAAACGACGGATATCCATGGATCTCGAGCAGGCTGCGCTGGCGAAGCTCAAGGACGAAGTGATCAAAAAAGGCCAGACCGACCTGTCGAATATAAAAATCTCGGCAGATCAGCGGGCTCAGATCGACCAGGTTGCTGAAGCCTATGGACGGGAAGCTGCGGCTTTGCAGTTGGTTGAAGACCGGCAGCGACGTTCTGAGCAAGCCGCGAACGACTTTTACGAGTCATTCAAAAGCAGCACGATCGGTGCAATTACTGGCGCAAACAGTCTGGCGGATGCGTTGAAGAACATCGGCAATCGGCTGGCGGAGCTGTTTTTAAATGCTGGTTTCGATGCACTGTTCAAGCCGTCGTCCAACGGCATGGGTGGCGGTGCGTTTGGTAGTATCTTCAACAGCATCGGCAGTTTGATCGGGCTGAAAGACGGCGGCCAGATACCTGGCTATGACAGCGGCGGCCGTATTCGGGGCCCAGGCGGACCACGTGACGACAAGGTGTTGCTGTGGGGGTCGAATGGGGAGTTCATGATGAACGCCGCTGCGACCCAAAAGTGGCTGCCAGTTCTGGAAGCCATGAACGCCGGTCGGCTGCCAGAATTACGCAACGGCGGCGGCGTTGGGTTTTCGGCTCCGCGAATTTCGTCGGCGTCGATCCCCGTGCCGAGCATTCCAAGCGTTTCGCAATTGGCCGGAAATTCCAGCGTCGATAACTCGCGTACCGATAATTCGGTGAGTGGACCGACCATTAACGTGACGGTCAACGGTGCCACCGGCAATGCCGAAGTATCGTCAATGGTGCAGGAAGGGATCGCAAAGAGCATGATGGCTTGGCAGCGATCGCCTCATTTTGCGAATGCAGTTTCGCAGGGTGTCAAACAAGCGAATAGCCGCGGAATGTTGCGGCGCTGACTTAAACAAGGACGGCCTTAGGGCCGTCTTTTTTCTTTCTGGAGATAAATATGAACATCTATTTCGTGACGCCAGCGCCGGCGCAGGGTGGCGACATTCGCGTACTGCAGGACGATGAAAAGACGCCGATCGTCGGGTTCTTGTCACATGAGGAAGCGGAGGACTTCGCACAGCGCATGGCCCGTCGCTATCCCGGTAATCAGTTCTGGGTCATGGAAGGCACGGCCACAAAGGCATTCATAACAGATCCATTGCCGGTGCGGGAATGCACTCCGGCCGTCGGGGAGTTCTGAAATGGCCGAAATCCTTCCCGAAGGCCTGAATTATCAGGCAAGTCCCCTAAAGCTCAATCGCTCTGTTTCAACTTCACGATACGGCGATCGGGCAGTTTCGTTTATTGAGAATGGCGATCCATATTGGTCGTGGACCGCAAGTATAATCTCGCTTAGCCCTGCCGACCGAAAGCGGCTTGAGGCATTTTCAGACCGCTGCCGTGGCGGCATGGTCACGGTTCACTATACCCCGAAAGACGCATGTATCCCGCAAGCTTATTGGGGGGACGCCAATAACCCGGCAATCACCGGCACTGCAACGCTTGCCGCGATCAACGTAAACACGCTGACTTTCAACGGCGTGGCGTCTGGTCTGAAA